TATTTTACTTCAAATATAGATGGGTCTAAAGATGGATATACCATTTTACCTTTAGTCGCTTGTTCTATATTATATCTATTTGGAGAATAATTGCCATCACCACCACATAGATTATATATTTTTACAGATGGTACACTCATTACACCTTCTATATTTGCAAGAATCAATTCTATTTCAGAAATATTAATTGGTTTATTAAATGTCCAATTATCTATATTAAAATATGATTGTAATTCTATTAAGCAATTTGTAAGTACTTCATTTTTATTATAATTTGGATAACATATTATTTCAAAATCTACACCAATATTTACAATAAATCCATTGATGATATTTACTGCATCGGTAATCATTCTATACTCACTTAAATATGTTTTTAAATTTTGCTTAACTGCATCATTTACATTTGTTAAATTTTTATTTATATCATAACCCAAAATATACATATTGATTGCAAAAGGATTATTAACTTCTGAAATGGATGTTTTCTTTTGTGTAAGATATTTTGTTAACTCCTTTTGTATTTCAGATTTAGATTTATCTTTTAACCCCTCAACTATACCAACAAATTCTGCTATATTTTTTGGATTAGCAAGAATAGATGATGGTGAATTGTTATCTATTTCTCCATCAGGTGAAACATATACTTTAGCAACACTACCATATCTTTCTGGCATAGATAATGCTCTTACAACATAATCTTGTCTAGTTACTGCTCTATTTTGTGAACCAAACATTGCCAATGCGTTTTGTCTGATTTCCTCAATTGATTCAGCTCCTCTACCACCTACCGCTGGTTCTAAATTTTCTACTGCAATAGATTGTTTTATAGAATCGTATAAAGATTGATTATCAATGGATGTCAAATCTTCATCAAAATTTATTTTATTTATTTTTACTAAATCACCTGTATTTACATTCGAACTTACACCACCTCCTACTAAATATTTAATAGTTAATGTTGTATTGGTTGGAACTACTCCAAATGTATTTGTTTTTAAAAAGTTAGATGGGTCAATACTAGCATTTAATCTATTTATAGAATTGGCCAATCCCAATCCTACATTTTTTGGATTTGGTAAAATAATTTCATCATTCATAGATGTATCACCGCTACCAAATTGTATTTCCATTGTATTATCTGAATTTACTTTTACAGAAAATCGTCTTGGAACTTTTTGAACTTCTAATATATAAGGTACATCCGATGAATTCGTATATAAATCCGAATTAGCTTGTATATTTGGTTGTTCTACAAATATACTTTCCTGTGCTAAATATGGAACTTCATAGTATTTGTTATTGTTACTATCTGTTACCGATACAATTGAAATTATATTTTCATCATTCAATTCTATTTTAGGATATTCTTCAAATGAACCAAAATTAAAACTACTTTCTTTTTGAGTAGCTGAAATTGCTTTTACCTTTTTAGTTAGTAAATAAAAAGTAGGTTCTCCATTAATATCTCTTTCAAATACATCCACTTCTCTATTAGTAATTAATGAAAAATCAACAACATCGGTAGTTCTAAATGTTACATTTGAATCTATTGTTGATGAAATTTCCATACCTTCTTGAATTCTAATACAATAGTTTTCATCTGGTATAATTTGAGAACCACTACTAATAGCTGGTAATAATTGATATACATTTAATGTAGTTACGGCGGGCGATGTTACTTTTGGTTTATATCCCATAGTTTGTGCTAATGCCATCACATTTTTCCTTTCAGTAGCATGTGATATCATAGATTCCTTCAATTGAGTATCTTGATAAAATGCAAGAATATCACCTAAAGCAGCTGCTTGTTCGATGAACACCATACCAGGCGATGATTCATTAAAATCTGAATATGTATTTGGAAAATAAGTTTTAGTATATTCAATAAGATTTTCCTTTAATGTGGCAAAATCTTTACCAACATAATTTATTTTCTTACCACTACCAAAACTCTTATTAGAGGAATTTATTGCCATTATTAATTATTTATATCTATTTGTACTGAATCTCTTATATTTTTATTTGATTTTAGTGAAAACTTTATATCTAATGCTATTCTATTTGCATCTATATCGGCATCATCGTAATCAAATACAATTTCATCAACATTTAAATACGGCAACCAAATATCAATTGCTTCCAATATTGTTTGCTCTATTTTAGTTTCAATTTGACCTTCTATAATTGGTTCAAAAAGAATTTTCCAAATATCACAACCAAAATCAGGTTGCATCAATCTCTCACCTTTTTTGGTAAGAATTAAATTTTTTAAATTGTTTTTAGCTTGGCTGATAGTAGTAAAATTAACAGCAAATACACCATTAGAATCTGATGTAGTATTTACACCAATTCCTAATACTTTGTAATCATTTTGCGTTAAATCACTTACATTAACTTTACCAAGTTCTATTGCCATTATTTAAATCTCTTTACTAATTCACTATAATCTCTTGTCAATGCTTTTATCGTAGCATCTTGTAATCCATCTCCCGTTGATTCAAAAGTTGGAACATTTGATGGTACATTTATATCTCTAAAATTCATAGTTTCCCATTCGCTTTCATCGACTCTTAATTCAGGCTTAATCATATCCAATACACTACTAACCGCACTAACTCCTTCTTTTCTCTGCTCTGCTGTGAATGGCTGTGTCATATTAAGAATCTCATTAATCATAGGGTCTTTTGAAAACTCCTTTGTTTGCTGAGGTCTTTGTTGTTGCATAATTGGTTGTTGCTTTCTAACAGGCGTAGGAGCAACTTCTGTCATCTCTCTTAATGATGGAGTAGATGGTTTCTTTTGTGAGTTTAATGTAACCGCACCGGATTTGATTAGCTTTGCTAATTCTTCTTTAACTTGTTGTTTAACTTCATTTTTAACAACTTCTTTGATTAATCCGACTAATAATTTTGAATCCATAGTAATTGTATATATGTTTAGTAATAAATATTGAAAGAATAAATTTAATACGAATGTGTTAACCTACGATGGTATATCCACTCCAATTTAATATAGCTGGAGCAGGTGGAGCAGGTGGAGGGTATTGAGCCATAACGGACATTATCCCATTAGTACCCATTAAATGTGTTTTAGCTACATTTACAAATGGGTTTATTAATATATTCGTTTCATAACTGAATTTAATTGTTGGTGGTATAAAAAATATGTTGGGAATTTGTGGTATTTTATCCTTAATCATATCATATGCCATAGATTTTAACTCTTCTTTCGTTGGTGTTTTTTCATCTACCATTTTTTTCAATTCTTCTTTGGTTGGTATATTAGGAATACTAATACCAGGCAATTCTATATCAGGAGTATTTCCATCTATTGTATCTTTCACAAATTTTTTAATTTGTGGTGGAGTTGGTTTGGGTGATGGTATAGAATTTGATAATTCAACAGCAGTTTGAACAGCTGCTATAATTGGAGTTAAAATAGTAGTTTCGATTGGTATAATTAATTGTTTTTTCAATTCTTCAATTGCGGCATCCAATAGTTTTTCTTTTGCTTTTTCTATAATTTCCTTCTTTTTTGGTAATTCTGGAAATGGAAATTTAATAGATGGTTTAAATTGAGAACCAATTGATGGTTTTTTCTTTTTAACTTGTTTTACCTTTTCTATTATATTTTTACCGGCTTTTATAGCAGGATGATTTTTAATATCCGAATCTAATGGTTCGTTTTTTATTAATTTTTGAAGTGTTTCATATACATTCAATTCTCCTACATTTGGTATATTAATAGTTTGTTCTTTTAATTTATCTTCCAATGCTTTCATAGCTTCAACTTCTGCTTTATGAATCGCAGTAGATACTCCCAATTGAATTGGATTTGGTCCAATATTCATAATAGTACCCGGTGCAGGTGGAGTAGATTGCCATCCAGCTGGTTTTAATAATGGGTTCGGTATTGGTGCCATTTCAGCGCCTAACCAATATGCATCGAATGCTGATGGATATATTTCTTGCAATATATTGAAATTCTCATCACCATTTTCTTGTCCCTTTTTAAATGCTGCTTTTATAACATCAGCCATACCATTGACATTACCATTTATAATAGGAACACCATATAGCATATCACCACCTCGTTTTATACATTGGTCGTATTCATTTGCATAAAAATTAGCAAATCCATCTGGGTCTTTTGCAAATTGAAAAGATACCATTGAACTTAAAACATTTACTTTGAATAGTGTCCAAGACATTATGATTTACTTAAATAGTTTTTAGCAGATAATAATGTATTTAATTTTCCTTTTATAGCAATAAAAGCAGCTGCATTGGTTGGTCCAGGTGCAGTAGGTCCTACTGGGGTTGCATATATTTGTTTAGTAATTTCATCTATCAATTCTCCCATTAATTTTACCAATTCTCCCCCCAATACCATTTTTTGTACATCCGCACCGGCATCACCTTCACCTTTATTCTTACCTAAAAATATTTTACCATTTTCTGAATTTAGGAATATTTGATTGGCTCCTGCTGAATGTATTGTTACATTTTTATTTGTATGAACATACACATCCTTTTCAGCATCAATTGAATATTGACCATCAGTAATTACACCTGTATTGCCTTTACCATATATAATAAACTCATTGGCTTTTGCTGATAAAATAACTCTATCGGAATTTATAAATAATTGGTCTCCTTTTAATTTATCGGATGATGGGTATTCTTTAAATCCAATTTTGGTTTTTTTAATAGTTTCTTTAAACGGAATTTTTACTTTTCCAGATGTCATATACATAGATGAACCATCTTTATTTATATCTTCCTCAATTAATGTACCAATTGGTTTAGAATCTAATTCCGGATTTTGCTTATTACGAATAAAAATAGATGGAGAAGATGATTTACCATCGTCTGTTAAAAAGAATTCACTAAAACGAATTGTATTGCCAACTCTACCACTTATAATAGTATCACCTTCGTTTGGTTTTAAAAATTTAATTTTTTCGTTTACCTTATATTTTTTTTCAGAAGATTTGGTTTGTACCGGCTTTTGATTAGGTATACCAGTTTGTTTTGATTCGTTATAATTTGTATTTTTATTTTTAGAAGATACTTCTTCTATTGGCTTCTCTTTATTAATTTCCGAAGTTTTATAATCTTCTCTATAATTTGGATAATGATTATTAGAATATGGTAACCAAAAATAATCATTATCGTTTTTAATAATCATAACCGTTTCACCCAATATAGGATAAGTCATATTATTTTTATCAAATGGAAATGCATAAGCTTCTAAAGCAATTGATGATTCTCTTTTAAATTCAATAGCACCCAAAAAACGAATATCATTTTCATCAAATGATTCATTTTTGTTATATTTTATTATATAATCTTGCTTTTTATCTAATGGTTTATCTGATTTCAAATAAACCTTAGTAACAGCAGCTAAAAATGCTTCCATTATAATTTAGTTTTTATTTCTTCGATTTCTATTTGAATATCACCTAATTTCTCATCAGCTTTTTTCTCAACTTCATTAATAGTATCTTCCATATCTTGAAGTAATTGAGCTTTTTCAGTTTCACTTAACCAACCATCTTCACCAATACCTTTAGCTTCTGCAGCTGCTAATCTTTGTGCAATTGTTGCAAGTTTAATTAAATGGTCATCATTTTTAATTGATGCATCTATAAGGTCTTTGATAATTGGTGCAAGTACTGTTGCTTCACCTACATTACGAATTAACTTACGAAGAGATTCAATCATTTCTGAAATATTCTTCTTTTTAGTTTGTTGATTATCGTAAATATCTTTAAATAATGATGATAGATTTTTACCATCAAATAATTGAAATTCTGTTGCCATTATATTAATTTGTTTCCTACTATATAATTATAAAGTTCTTCACTTATTAGTTTATACCCATCTTTATTTGGATGTTGTGTGGCTCTTGTATCATATGTAGCATCTTGATATTCCCATATATCCAATTTATTTGTTTTAATTAAAAACTCTCTAAAAGTTTCCTTATTAAATCTCCAATAATAACTTTTATCAATAATATGTGTTACATCATCCTTTTTATGTAAATCTATTAACATACTTTCGATACTATCGCACATTACATATTTTATATTATACGATTCAAATAGTTTTTGTAAGAAAACAATATAATTCTGATTGACTATATTATAATAATTTTGATTGAATAATTCTCCTATGAATAGGTTTTTAAAATCGATTAAAAAATCATTATATCTATCATTATTACTTCTAAACGAATTAATAAATTTTTCGGGAGTTTGTATTAAATGCTTTACACTCCAACTAACCCATTCACCTTTTGGTAAAAATGGAACATAATCTCTTAAAGAAGAACTCCACATAACTACAACTAAATCATTTTCTCTTATTCTACCATCTTGCACATCAGTTACAATTTGATTAAATATTTTATTATTAGCATTTCCACTAATACCATTATTATGATGTGATACTCCTAATTTATCGGATAAGTATTTTGGCCAAGAATGATTATTTCTAAATAATCTCTTATCATCTCTATCAGTTAAAGTAGTTTCAACCGATATATCAGCACCTTCTCCTTCTGTCCAACTACAACCATATGAATGCAATAACATAATTTATTTATTTAATTTACTAATTATATACTTACCCATTACCAAATAATCCATATCACAATTAAAGAATGTTTCAATAGCCGTTTTAGGGTCATTTACCATCGTTTGTCCTCTTAAATTAAATGATGTATTTAAAAGTATAGGAGTTCCACTTACTTTCTTAAATGCTTTAAGTAACTTATAATATAATGGATTTTGTTCTTTTTTTACAGTTTGTATTCTTGCTGAATTATCAACATGCGTTACAGATGGTATACTTTTATAAGTTGTAACTTTAACTACTTGATTCATATAAGGAACATCTTCTTCTGAAGTGAAATATTTAGTATACTCATCGTGAGTTACAGATGGAGCAAATGGTCTAAACATTTCTCTCTTTTTGACAACCTTATTAATTCTATCTCTAATATCCGATAAATGGGGATTACCTAAAATAGAACGATTACCCAATGCTCTTGCACCAAATTCCGTTCTACCTTGAAACCACCCAACAATATTACCATCATTAATTAATTTAGCAACTCTTTCTACTAAATCTTTCTCATTATAATTAATTTCAACAGATATATCATTACTATTTTTAATAACATTTATTATATCAGATTCACTAAATTCTTCACCCAAATAAGGAGATGTATTATCACCGCCTTTTATTTTTGGATGACTCATCATATCGTGCCAAAAATATAAACAAGCACCAATAGCAGAACCTGCATCAGATGGAGCATATGGAATCCAAACATTATGAACACCACAATGCTTTTTGATTTTACCATTAGCAGTTCCATTATAAGCAGAACCACCACCTAATACTAAATTAGAACTTTTGGTATGAGAAGTTGCATGGTTGATTAAATAATACAAACAACCTTCATACCATTTTTGTAAAGAAGCTGCAAGTTCCATATGATGTAACTGAATTTCCGATTCTGGCATTCTTGGTTCAAATCCTATTAATTCAACCAAATCATATGTAAACATATCCGTATTCGAATATTCCCAAGTAAAATATTTTTGATTAATATTGATTAAATTATCTCCACCAAATGATGTAAATCTATTAAATACATCATAATATTTGTCAGGATTGCCATATGGAGCAAGACCCATAACTTTATATTCTCCACTATTTGGTTTGAATCCTAAATATGCAGTTATGGCAGAATACACCAATCCCAATGAGTTTGGGAATTTTATTGTTTTAATTTCAGAAATACCATTCAAATCGCATTTAGCCATAGAAACAGTATCCCATTCACCCACACCATCAATTGATAATCCAATTGCATCATCAAATGGGGATGTATAAAAAGAAAGAGCTAAATGAGATAAATGATGTTTTACAAAAACTAATGAACCATAGTATCCAATTCCTTCTAATATAGCTTGCAATGCACCCTCACCTTTTTTCCAATCACTCTTAAACTTATTCCAAGTTTTAAATTGAGATATCCATCGTTTTCCTAAAGTTTGTTCAACTCTATCATATTTTATATCCGAATCTTCGTACCAACATACAACATCTACCTCATCAATAGTAATTTTTGCATAATCTAAACATTTTTGAATTGCTTTAAACGGAAAAGAGTTGTCATGCTTTATGCCTGACAACTTCTCTTCTTCTATTGCGAATATTACCTTACCATCTATTAAT